CAAAATCCCTATAGGGAGCATGCTCTTGCATGATAATAAGTGGACCTTGAGGTTGTTGATTTGTTCTTCTATAACTAAGCAATATTGCATTAGGATAGATTTTCTGTAAATCTTTTTCAATACGATCCTTTTTTATAAAAGTTCCTTGTGCGTAATAGAAGTCGGAAAACATTCTATTACCTCTCCAAGTAAAATCTATGCTATAGATGTATCCAATTGTATGGAGTCGTTTGTTCATACTATTATTTATCTTTCAAAGATTGCTTCAATACCTTCTGTAGTTCTGCAGTGCTACCAACAAATACTGCATTGTTTGTAACATGAGTTGGTCCTGCTTTATCCTCACCCAAGTCTTTCATCTTCTTCTGAAGATCAAGTAACTTATCTGTAGTATCACCAACTGACTTTATCAATTGACCTGCTACTTCATATGCTCTAGGAGAATCAGTTTCCTGTGCAACTTCTAGTATACCATTCATTGCCTCCTGACCCTTCTCTATCAAGGAATATAAATTTCCTCTAGTATACTCATAATCTTGATTGGGATCACTTTCTGTAACATTAGTAAGTTGACTCTTTCTCGTAGTACATCCACCTTCAGGAGTGTCAGTCACTTCTGGTGTAACATTGAAAGCATCATCAATAGCATCAAAATTTTTCATGATTAGAATGGATTATCAGTAATGGTTGTGCTGAAGCCGAAGTCCTCATTATCTATCTCTGTAAGTAGAGCTGTATCTGCTGCATCTACATCACCATCACCATCTTGGTCTGTGGTTGCTTTAGGAACAGTAGTATAAGTTCTTTCTCTCCTTGCAACAGCAGCATTAGAATCTGAGTAGAAGCTTGCAATAGTCTTCTTGATAACTCCAGTATCTGCAACAGGACCGAATAGATATGTCTTAGCAGTAAATTGAAGTCTCCAAATAATTACTTCTCTTTGTTCGAAGTTACCTTTATACTGATCTTGATAATTTATATTATTCAATACAATAGGAACATCTCTTTTCTCATCAGTTTCTGCAATGAGTTTCAATGTTATTGTAAATTGTGGTTGGAAGAATGGAAGTATCTGTTCTACAATCTGTAATCCATCATCCTGATTTATTGTATAGATTGCTAATTCAAAATTTATATTATATGGTACAGGCATGTACTGCTTGTACATTGAATCATTATCCTTCTTAGTAACTGCTACCTTCAATGGAGCTAACTTCCTAGTAGGATCATAATTCATACCCTGCATTTCAAAAGACATTCTTGGCAGAGTAATCTGAGTTTCTTTCTTTAGAACAGACTGTTGCTGAATCCTTGAAATGAATTTTTGTGTAGGACCATATGATAACGGAACGTTGATAGATTCAACAACCGTACCTGCGTTATTATAACGCTTGATTTCAAAGTTATTAAAGAGTGTTCCAAATGAAACAACAGTCTTTCTGAGTACTTCGTTATAAAAGAAATTTCCAAACATTAGAATTCACCAAATGGATTTTTTTCGCTGAAGTCAATGATACTGTCTGCATCAACTTCAATTACTCTATTTACTATATTCTGGTCAGTAGAGTTATCTATATAAACTGTTTCAGTTCTTGTAGAACCAGAAACAGATGATCTCTTCAAGTACCATGAAGCACCAGAGGTTTGACCTGTAAGAGTCTCTCCTTCTGTAAACGAATTAGTCTTGTCATAAACAACAAGAATATAGTTTGTTGTATCCCAAGAAACAACCTTAGCATTAGCGTTGCTAACTGATCCTGCAACAACTTCATCAACAGTAAATGCAGTTGCATTATTAGTAAGAGTCTCATCAATAACAAGACTTGTCTTGAATGACTCTTGAACTTCAATTGCATCAATCTCAGCAACACCAGTATCCAAATCTTCCCCAGAGTAGCGGAAGAGTTCAGTACGTAATTCATAACAATAAAGATCACCAAGTTGATAGAACGGTACTTGATGTTCTACATACTTGATTTCAAATAAACCTTTAGTCAATGGAAAATAGATTAGATCTCCTTCTGCAGGTCTGTCATCTGCTAGTTTACCTGCGAAGTTTCCATCAAATTCTTCTGTCCACCTTCTCTTAGATACCATGAAGGTAAGAGCATCATTATTCTGTAGTCCGAATTCAGTAACAGTATCTGACATACCATTATCAAATTCATCAGTACTTTTCAAAAACATCTCTATCTGAACTGATTCTTTGAATTCAGAATTAGATGCTTCACCCCATAACTGATCAACATCATTCAAAGTTCTTGGTAAGTAAAAAACTGTACTACCATGAATCTTGATATGTTCATCTACCAGATCCTGTACAAGAGCCTGTTCTGTGGTAGAACCACCGTATGCTGGAAAGTGAGTACTTTTTTGAGATGCCATTATCCTATCATGTCAAGTGGTGGAAGTTCGTAAGTTGAAAGCATTTTCTCTTCAATGTCTTTCAAATCTGATTGAGCATCTTCGTAGACTTGTCTACCATCTAACTCAACACCGCCAGGGAATTTTACTCCTCTGAACTTGATAAGATTCTGACCCCACTGTTTTTTTATTTTAGCAGTTAGGTATTGCTTCATAAAACTATCATCAAATACTTGAGTCATAGATGTTGGATCTAATGCTCTATGACAATCGATAATAAGATAGTTACCTTCAACTACATCTTTGACATCAACATCAATATACAATCTATCAACTCTCTTATTAAATCTATATGCAATTATAGATCCACTATTTAGAACATAATCCAAATCTTCAAGATAGGATTTAGTCATATAATAGTTGAGTATATCTATTGCACCAAACTGATACAAGTCATTCAAGAAAATTTGGTATTCAATACCAAACATGTTCCCCCTGATTGATTGGGAGGACATTCCAAAAACTTTATTGACACCAAGAATATGTGCAGGAACTTCTATATAATTATTTCTCTCTTCCCACTCGGTTCCATCAGGAGATGTAGTTGTAGTATTGCCTTCTTTGAATCTAGTTATTTCAGCTGCAGTAAATTTGTGCTTCAAGAACATTCTCTCAACACCGTCAAAATGACGTTCATTAAAATATTGAATACTTTCATCAATGAGATCCTCTACCTGAGTATCATCAACATTAATTTGAAGAACAGGCTTGCCTAATCGTCTCAGACAATATTCCTTCAGCTCTGTTCTAGTTGCAGGTTTAGTCGCTGACATTTATCTACAGAATCCTTTATAAGAGTATTTATGAAAAAACCCTCACGTGATGTGAGGGTTTGATCGTTCTTATGCTTGAGATTCTGTCCAAGTAATCCTTGTGGAGCAGATTGTATACTGCCTACTGGAACTCGTATATGTATGGTCAGGTATGACCGCAATAGTTAGAGTGTCAGGTCCATTTGGATATGTGTAGTCACCACCCATGATTGAGTTACCTAGCGTAGCAACCTCACCCAGAATTTGTTCTGTGGTAGTGTTTGCATTTGCTCGGAATTCGAGTAGATTGATACCGTTGTTTACACGGTCAATAATCTTAGCGAATTCATCATCATCTTGCATTGGTGTATGATACACAACCTGTGATAATCCTGGAGATGGAGTATCAACCCATGATGGAGATGATAGGTCTCCGTTCAGAATTAGTCTTACGGTACAAGACTTCTTAGGATCCTGTGACTGCCAACTAGTGTCAGAACCAATAGATGAACTACCATCAGATAGAGTAACTGAGATCGCCTTCAACTGAAGTTGCATTCGGTTGATTAGGTCACGTGTTCCTATGTTACCCTTGACACCAGCATCAACAGATGGTGCAAGTCTGATACTTAGCATAGGATAAACCCTGTTTGCCTGATCTTCGTCACCATCCTCTTTCTGGTCAAGTAGGTAGGTTGTGTCAGAAGCAGCAGAGAATAAGTATGCCTTATCATCTTCAAACTGACCATCCATAATAACTGAAGCACCCCAGTGGAATAGTGATGGAGAGAACTTACTACCAGTAACTCTATCTCCAACTGTACTTACTTCATAACGTGCTGGTAAGTTACCAGATCTGAAGTATGCTTCGTTGAATATATTACTGTGAATATACTGATGAGCATAGAATACTCTACCATGCTGATCCTTGAATCCGTAGCGGATCTTACCACCACCGTACCAAGAGTAATCGATGTATGCCATCTGTAGTCTCTTGACATTCAATTCAAATCCACTTTGACCTGTACCATCGCACTTATCAAGGTTGAATTGACTTGTAGGAGTCTTAGTATCAACTGTGAGTGTCATAATGATGTCACTAGAAGTAACACCTCTGTATGCTGTAGTCATATACAACTCAGTATCAGACTGAATGTATGCAACCTTATAAGACATACCACGTAGAACTACGTAATCATCAACAGAGAGTTGCTTAGTAAATGTTGTTCCATTACCATTCAATATCTGTGAATCCTTAGTAGCAGTTACTGTACCACCTACCTGTTGTGTAGAAGATCTTCTAACAGCATTTAGGTTTATACCATCGTACTCGAAGAAGAATCCATTCTGGTCATCAAACATACCAGCACGAACAACAGCATTGTTCCAACCGTTCTTATGAAGTGTTGGGAATCCAGAAGGAGTTGCATCTGAAGGTGTTCCAGCAAGTAGATAGGTGAATGTAAATTCATCTGTTACTGTAGCAACTGTGAAGTTATCACCAATATAATGGTTAGTACCACCAGAAACGGTTACATCTTCTAATGAGATGCTATCACCAACTTCAAGGAAATGTGGTCTCCTTGTTACGATTGTACAGTTAGGATTAGAACTTCCATCAGTACCACCAGTAATTGTCTTCACTTCCAAAGGTGGATTGAAGTTTGTAGCAGTTGAGTACTGTAAACCTTTACCAGACTGGTAACGGAAGTATCTCCTTGTTTGTCTTACGATTGAAGAATCAGCAGACTTACCTGGATTGATCTCTACACCACCATCAAACGGTCTATGCAACGCATAAGAACTTGGTTTGACATATACATTCGTAGGAATTATATAATTGTGGTTATTCCAGTTCTCAGTACAAATAGTCCAAGTATGGTTATTACCTTGTCCTGTATCACTGAAGGTGTTATAGTAACCTGAGTATGAATTCTGTCTTTGTCCTGAGTTATTGTTTCCGTTACCATAGAACCTATAGTAACCATTACCCATGTTTATAACAAAGTAGTTATAGTCTTTAGAGAATCCATTGATATTACTATCATCGGTAGCATGAGAATAGATAACCCTTGTACCTGTTCTCATATACTTATCCCATCCATAGTACTTACCACCACCAGTACCAGCATTAGCACCTTCGACACCTTCAACTGTCTTCAAGAAGAACATTTCGTTCTCAGTATCACAAACCGTAACTGTTGTTAGTGTCTGTGAACCATCAGCTTCTATGTAAATCTGCTGAGTCTCCTGTGGGTCAAATTCAATCACACGAGGTACTGAAGGTTCTTCCACAGTCATCTCATTTTGGTCAGTAATAGATATAATCTTAATAGGAATAATATCTGGTTCCATTCTATAGAATCTATGCATATTATAGTAAGAACTATTACCAGAAGCATATGCTAATGTAATTGCATTGATACCTTGTCTTGCTTCATCAGGACTGAGGTGTAGAGAGAATCTATAGTAGTCAACAACGTTGACGAAGTAGATGCTTCCATCTTCCAATCCACCGTAATCGGTAGGTAGTGTAGTTGCTTGTTGCTCTAACGCATACCACTTACCTTCATTTCTGTAGTGAACAGCATCACCCATTCTAAAGTTATGGTAATTAGAACTAGGTGTGTTTACATAAATTCCACCATTATCTACATTAGAATAACTCCAATATCCATATCCATACTCATATCCACATAGACGCTCATCGTCTAGTAGAATGTGATCACCAGGAGTGTACTGGTTGATCATATTTGTTTCTAATGCACCACCAGTAGATCCACCTGTCTGCTGTCTATAATCACTCAAACGTCTCCAGAAGTTATTTCCTAAGTCGTTAGGAGGATCATAGTTGATGTTTGTGGTATCAGAGTAATCATATCTCAAATCATCCCAGTTATCCAAGGAGTCTTGACTACAAACATAGTAGTATTCATGTGGTTGACCTTGAGAATCATTATATTCTCTTGTAACGATATCTCCAACAAAGTATTCTGTTGATGAGTTCCAACGTCCTCTATCTACTGTTCCCTTCAGAACGTTCTGAGCGTATCTTATCTGGTGTAAGGTTCCAGTACCTGCACCATATAGTTTGATAGAGTTTCTTCTTCTTCGTGCATCATTTCTCTTTTTGTGGAATGAAACAGTAGAACTACCCCATCTGTGAATGTAATACTTCTCACCGAAGTCTAGACCTTTGATTGGTGTAGCACCAGAGAATCCGTTGTATTCAATAAAGTCACCACTTTGGAATTGGTGAGAACCAATTTCAACATAGTTTGAATAGGTGTTTACATAACTTTCATTTGATCCATCCCAAGTTTTATCCTTGGTAGTGTATGTAATACGACCAGCACCAACTACTTCACCAAAGACTGAACTTGCATAAAGTGTATGCTGATAGTTATCATTATGATCATTACCTAAGTTGAAGTACTCCTTCACAGTAATGTTATTCTGAGCATTTGCTTCAGTAGTAGCAAGTGCAAACCAGTTCCTTGAAATCCTACGTACATAATACGTAGTATTGTGGACCATAGAGTTATAACCTGCATTCTGTTGAGCAACACTTGGAGGTGGATTCTGACCAATTGCAGTACCACCTGTAGGAACTGTGTATAGAACAGCAGTACCAGTCTTCAAACCATGATCCTTGATGTAGAACCATCCTCTCTTGAGGTCGCAAGCTTGTCCTGGATAGAATACAAGAGTCTTACCAAAGATCTGCGTATTGGTCGCCATATCATAACGTAATTCATCTGCATTCTTAGAAGTAATTTCATATGCACCATCAATAGAACCCTTTGCAGAAGTATCTTCAAAGTAATGGTTTGGAGTTGATGTAGCAGAAGCAGAAGAAATATTTAATCTAGTACCACCATAAGAATCTGAAAGTTCAAATCTATCTTGAGTTACATTCCTACAATAGTAAGTCTGTCCATTTTGTAGACCTTGAATAGTAGGGTTTCCATTAGAGTTATATCTAACAGCATTACCCTCAGAGAATCCATGATTATCAATCTTGAATGTATCAAGATATGGGTTTCCTATATTATCACCACGGAACTTATGTCTGAAGTTTGTTCCGTCACCACCAAAGTTTTGAAGGTTGATAATATATGAGTTCGCTCTGTGCTGCTCATATTGGTTAGGATAAGGTCTTCCACTACTGAAAGGCTGGTTATTACTTCCATCACTAGATGCAAGAGAAACCCTGAAGTGGTTATTAGTAACAGGAATCATCCAGTACCAATAGTTTGTGCTCATATTACCTACAGCAGAACCAACAGAGTTGTTAGAGTCGAAACGATACTGTAGCCAGTAATCTGGGTCTCCATTCTCGTTAGTAGTGAATCCGTGCTGAGGTGAATACCAAGTATTAGAAGTAGATACTGTTTCAATCTTATAAGCAAAACAGTGCTCTGTGTTTGGCCAATCACTAATATCATGAATTGGACCATTAGGAGTTCTTGAAATTGAGAACTCAAAGTTCTTAGTCGAAACTGATTGGTTGATGGCAGGATATCTTACATAGTAAGTCCTCTCATCCATCTCATAATCCCAGTTATTTGGTGTGTTGTTAGTATTACCTGGAGGATTACTTCTTGAATGGAAACAAATCTTATCTCCTTCTTTGAAGTTTACAATTGAGTGCTCACAAATAATTCTGTTTCTGTTATACCATGCTTGAGAATCTTGTACACCACCAGATGCGTTGTTGGTAATATCTCTAGCAAGTTTGATACAGGGCCATAGTGAGAATGGAGTACCCCAAGTGTATAAATCTCCTTGGTTTCCAACATACTGTACATTACTTACACCTGAACCATAGTAAGGACCATCATGGTTAGGATCTCGTGAGTTGAAATCTGAGCATAGTTTTACTGTATCAGCATCAACATACTCAATGTAATAACAATACTCACTATTCCAACTACTAGGAGTACCATTTGGACTTGGACCTTTTTGGAATATTACAGGCTGACCATCTTTGAATTGATGATCAGGAATCGTGATTGTATACTGTGAAGTATCAATTGATTCAGGGAAGAAGAATCTCTGTCTTCTACCGAAAGCAGCATCAGCTTCATCTCCACATTCAATAACATCAAACTCATATGGGTTCATAACAGTAGAAGAATATCCTCTACCAAATAATTTCATCTCAAGCTGCGTTGCTGACTGACCTGTATCACTTAGAGTGAAACTTACTGCAGTACCAGCAGCACAATTTGTTGGACTATTAGCAAGTTTATAACTATACTCGTCAACGACTATTACATAATAGATACCATTACCACCATTAGTAGATGTTGCACTAGTACCTGAAGTACCTGCAGAACTAAAACCAGTAACGTTACCGTTTACATAAGATATAAACATAAAGTCGCCTTTTCTCAACTTATGCTTTTCTTGTTGACCATTAACATAATGAGTAATTGTGTTAGTGGTAGAATTCATATATGAAGCACTTGGAACAAGGAACTGTTCAGTGTCATTACCTTCTGGCTTCCACAGAATCATCTGTGTAGTTTCTTTATAAGAGATAGTTGGTGAGAAATCAACTGCACCACCAGATGTAAATGCTCTACCATCAAACTCTTTACGTTTTACAGCAATAGAGTTAGTGATATAGAACTGTGTACCAACTGCATAGTTAGACTGTACTGGAGTCTTTATTGTTAAGGTACTAGTTGCTGCTGCGTCTGTAGTAACAGCAGAATACTCTCCAAGAGATAATGAAGAACCAACGTAGAATCTACCGATAATTACGTTAGCATATACAGTAGAAATATCTCCTGTAGTTGTTTGAGCACTATTTGATTCATAAACAAATGACTGTTCATCAGGAATAGACTTGATTATAAATGTACCCTCTGCACTTTGTTGTGTAAGACCTCTGATATCAAGAGGAATACCATTTACAAGACCGTGTACCCCATTAGTCTTGACAGTGATATCTTTACTACCATTGACTGAATTTATTTCCTTTATATTACCAAGAGGAACATCTCCTGTTGATGAATAGAATGAAGGAATTTGGTGAATCCTTTCTAATGTTTCCCACTTAGTTGACTGAAGACTATATTCAAAGTCGGTGTCAATTAGAGTGTTTGGGTTAGATACCCTTAGTTTACTGACAGGATCAACAAACGTTTCCGTTGGTTTAAACTCTGCTCCCTCTTCATCAATAAAAATCTGTAACTTATCTGTATCTGCATGACTTGCACTAGAAGTGTCAAATGTCAGAGTATAAGTTGTTATATCTGTTAAAGCGTCATACGCTGTATTAGTTACCTTTAGGTCTGGATCTCCTAAAGCGTAAATAGTAGTTCCTCTTGTAGCATTGTTGATAAACAAGAGTTTTCTTACATCTACATGACCAGCAATCGCCACGGTCTTCGCTGATGCATCAAACGTATAATCGTAAAGTAGTTTCTTTGCCATTTTGCTTTCCTAAGTCTTTATGTAACGAGGGGGTAGAGTTTATAAACCAAAAGTGATTGCGTAGCCTAAAGCTTTCGTATCTACAGCTTTTAGTTGATTCTGCGTTACCAAAGATGCGGAGTTTGTACCTTCAGTAAACATTGTCCACTTAGTAGTGGCAGTAGCAGGGTCGTTGTTAGTAGATTCTTCTATATTTATATAAGTACTTGGTGCTTTGAACACCACGTCACCTGGATAATATGTGGTAACTGTTGACCACACACCTTTCCATTCAAAACCTTTTATAACAAGATCCCATGAGGTTTGTCCAGATTGATTTGGTGCAACACCAACGGTAGTTGTTTTTGCGGAATACGCATAACCACCAAACTGAACGACATTACCTGGTGCGTAGGTAGTAAGATTACTATATGTACCAACAACAGAAAAACCAGTAGTCAAAATATCCCAAATATCATTGGGAGCATTCAAATACGTATTAGGTTGTTTATTGTTATTGGATTCTTTTGCAATATAAGTGTATCCACCATAGGAGACGACATCTCCTGGTTGATACGCTGTTAGGTTACTCCAACTATCTTCAAATTGGAATCCCCCAACATATTCAGAAAACTTTGTTGAATCGAATGTAGACGTTGATGTATGACCAGCAGTAACTAAGTATAACGTGTTACCATACTTGACAACATCATTGAGTTTATAGAATGTATTCTGTGTCCAGTCTCCTACATTCTTTGTTCCTTCTAGGTGTAATCCCCATTTGGAAACACCGTTTGTGTCAGAATAAAATACGTCTTCAGTTGCAGAAGAAGTGTGGTTGGTGGTACATACGTAGGTATTAGCACCAAACTTTACGATGTCATCAATGACATAAGCTGTGCTGGCTACCCAATCACCTTTCCACTTGAATTTTAATCTGCCAAGTCTAAAATCTGCCATTTTGGTTACTTAGGTCCGTTTGTGTTATAATCGTAAGCTGATCCCAT